TCCCGGTGAATTGACACGACGCGAAAATCCCGCCCGGCTGTCCCGGCGGACATTCGTTCGGACCCGTTTCGCAGCAATTCAGATTATTGGGCGGCGGACACGCGAACACGTCGTCCCCGGACCGCGGACAAATTTCCGGATCCTCCACACAATCGAGACAGCTCGTCACCGGGATCCCGCCGAGCGCGTTGCATTGAGCCGTCGTCAGCCCCGGCTCGCAGATCGTCCCGCCCGAATGACAACAGCCGGCCCCGGGCGGAGCGTCGCAGCATTTCGCACGGTTCAACAGCGGCATAGCGTCAGCAGATCGGGAGAATCTCGTTCGTCGCCGTGAAATACAATTCGAGCTGACCGTTCGGAGCTCGACGCGGATCGAGCGTCACGATCGAGCCGCCGGCGATCGGCTGGATCAGCAGCGACGACGCCGGAGCCGGCGACGCGAGATCCACCCCGTATCGGACGATGTCTCCGTTGTTTCCGAGCTCCGCGAGATTCCGGCATTTGAAAAACCCGGGGAGCCCGTTCGACCGTCCGCCGGGCTTCAGAATGAATTCGTTCCCCGCTTCGATCGCTTCGTCCCACCCGTACCGCCACGCGGTCGGGTTCCCGGATCCGTCCTGATAACGGGCGTCCGGGATCGCCGCCGGCGTCGTCGATTTCAGGATCGCCCATATCGGACGCGGCGGGATCCCCGCTTTCCCGACCGCCTGGACGACGGACCCGATGGACGTCTGTTTCGTGATCGTGCCGGCCCCGCCGGCGGGAGCGGACCGAGCTGCAATTTCGAGCCCGGCGAGCAGTTTCGAGCCGCTGAAAACGCGACCCCGATCGATGACCTCGCGGAGCTTCAGATCGTCAGCCATTGGATCATCCGAATAGGGTCGCGAAATTCAGCGCGGAATGCCATTGGATCGTTTTATAGCCGACGCCGGCGACGAGCCCGTCCGGCGGCTCCCCGGTTTCCGGATCGCGGAAAATCACTTGCGGATCCCACTTGTCCGGATTCTTGCGGAGCTCGAAATTGAATTCCCACGTCGGAAACGGGAGAGAGAACGGCTCGATGAGCGTGAACCCGACGCGAGCGAACAGCCACGTCCGCGCGGTCGCGTTCGTGTCGTAGAAAAACGAGCCCGTGTTAACCGTGTTCGTCCACGTCTCCGAGAACGAGAACGGATCCGACGATAGCGCGTTCTGGCGGAGACTGATTTCGGATCGAGCTTCGAGCGGCGTTATCCGTCCGCCCTGGACGAGCCCGCCGGCGTCCGCGACCGTGATCTGATTCAACTGCCGATCGAGCGCGGTTTCGATCTGCTCGACGCCGGCGGAACCGGAGATCACGAACGAATTCGCCGGCGGCGGCGGGAACCCACCCGAATCCGGTCGCTTGTAGACATAGAGACACGTCAGCGTATTCGTGTCGAGCGCCCGAACCTCACGATCCGTCAGAACGAGCGCGGCGTCGTGCGGATGGGGAGCTCCGGGGATCGGGAACGTCCCGACGTCCTGGAGCATCTCGAAAACGACCTGATCCTCGTTGAACGTCCCGTCTCCGGGCGTCACCCGGAACCGCCCGAGCCGATGGAGCTCCGTCACGCGACCGCCCGTCTCGCGAGCGAACACGCCCTCGATAATGTCAATTTCCGAGATCGACGAAATCGGCATCGGATCAGCTCCAGCGGATCAGAACGGGATTCGGGTTCCGGAGCTCGTTTAGCATTTCCTGGAGCCGGCGATTCGATTCCGTCAGCAGCTCGTTCGTCTTATCGTCGCCGCGGTCGCCGCCGGCCCCGTTGAGCGCGACGCGGCTCAATCGGACTTGAGCGAAATCCCCGGTCCGCGGCTCGCGAACCGGCTCGTCCGCGATCGCTTTCGCGATCTCCGCCGCCGCCGTCGCCGTCGCCGGCGGCGGAGCGGTGGGAGCCGGCGGCGGCTCGCCGAGCCCACCGGGGAAATCCGTCTCGCGTCGGAGCCGCTCCGCTTCGCGTCGGGCTTCGTCCGCCCCGTCGCGGATCCGCTCGAACAGATCCTCGATCCCTTCAGCCCACGAATCGACGCCGAGATCGTCCCACCCGTCGTTGAGCTCGCGTTTTAGCGTCTTAACCCGCCCCTCCAGCTTGAGCATAGTTTCGATTGCCGCCCGTGCCGGCCCGACCGTCAGATCCGCACCGCGGAAAATCTCCACCTGGACGAACGCGTTGACGAGCGCGAGCTGCACCCGCTTTATCGCCAGCTCCGCCGCTTTCCACGCGACGACCCACGCCTGGACGAACCGGGCTCCGACGGATAACACTTTCGACGCCGTCTCCAGCGCCCCCTCGATCGCCGGCCCGATCGCTTCGCCGACGTTCCCCATCTCGATCAGCTCGTTAACCGCCGCCGTGATGAACGGAGCGAGCTCGACCGTGATTTTCTGAGCGACGCCGGAGATCACGGCCCGGAGCCGTGTCATTGCGTCGTTCGCGGCTTCCACTTGGGCGGCGTCGATCCCGGAGATCGTGAGCCCGAGCGCTTTCGCGTCCGCTTCGAATTGCGTCAGCCCCTCGGATCCCCGCCGGAGAAACTCGACGAGATCCGCCCCGATCCGAGCTCCGAAAATGTCCATGATCGCCGCGGTCGTGTTGACCGTGACGCCGACGTCCCGGACGGCGTCGGCGATTTTCTTCATAACCTCGTCCGGGCGGAGCCCGCGGACGTCCTCGATCGACAGCCCGAGCCGCTCGAACGCCCGGACCTGTGTCGATAGTCCGGCTTCGAGATCCCCGGTCGATTTAACGAGCCGCTTCAGCGCTTTGTCGAACACTTCCCCGGAGACGCCGGCGATCGCCGCGGCGAGCTTGAACGCCTGGAGCTGTTCGACGGACACGCCGAGATTCCGGGACAGCTTCGCGAGCGAATCGATCGCCTTGAGCTGAGACTTAACGACGAGAACGAGCGCCCCGGCAGCGACCGCGGCGAGCCCGATCCCCAATTTCGCGACCCGTTTCGCGACGCCGGAGATCGCTTTCCCGAACCGCCGGCTCCGGTTCGCTGCCCGGTTAATACCCTTGACGAACCCGCCCGTCCGGGCCGTGAGAACCGCGACGATCTTTCCGACAGCGGCCATAGTTATTTAACGGTCCCGTGTTTCTCCGCGAATGATCGCATCATAGCGGCCATATCCGCGACGCTTTGGCGGCGGCGACGCCGGCGGAAAAATTCGAGAACGAAATCCGCCGGCTTCCAGCGACGCCCCGCGGACCCCTTTTTCCGGGGGACCGTGTTCGCGATCGTGGACGCGACGACGCCCGCCTGGAGATCACCTCGAGCTGAGCCCCACGGATCGATCGTGTAGAGAATTTGATACTGGAGAAACTCCGTCGAGCTCATTCGGCGGAGCATCTCGCGGACCGGGATCCCCATCTCCAGCGACAGCTTAAGAGCGAAATAGAGCTCCGAGCCGTCGCGCGTCAGTTTCCCCGGGTTTCCTCCGCGGCGTCCCCGGACAGCCCGTTCAGATCACGGGCGGCGGCGGCGACCGCGTCGACGAGCATCGACGGGAGCCGCCCGATCTGATCGAGATCCCCGATCGACGTCAGCAGCTCGCCGCCGCCGTCCACGACGGATAGATGGAAAATGAGATTCTGAGCGAGCCGGAGATCGACCGGGCGATCGTCGCCCGGACTGATCCGTTGAACGTAATTCATCCGGTCGTCCGCGGACAATTCACGAATCGTCAGCGTCACCGGACGCGGCGGATCTCCGACGCTTAGGCTCAGGATTTCGGACCGTAGAGATCCCGCGAGCTCGAACAGCTCCGCTTTCGTCGTCATGATTCACCGGCTCCAGAACGCCCGTTAACTTGTTCGGCTTCCATTCCGGCTGAACCCGATAGGCTCGTCCGCGACAGATCAGATCACACGCGGCGGGATCGTCCATCTCGACCGCGACGTGAGCCGGCCCGATCTCGCCGTCCTGGAATGGAGCGATCAGGATCCGCAACTTAGACGGCTTCATCGGAGAACGTGATCGAGCCGGAGAACGCGAACGTCACGGTCCCCGTCATGAGCTCGTCGAATGGCACGTTATAGGAAAAACCCGTACAGAACGCGGAGCCCGTGAGCTTCGCTTTCGTCGTGTTCGTGCCCGTGAAAATGGCGAATTCGAGATCGAGCGTTCCCGCGACCGCTTCCCACGGCGGTTTATTCGCGAGCGGCTCTTTCCCGTCGAATTGAACCTCCAGCTCCAGCTCGCCGGGTTCGTAGGTGTCCGTCGGAATGAACGTCCGTCCGCCCGTCGTGCCGAGATGGGACGTCGCGACTTTGGGACGGGAAATATCGTTGTGATTAATCCCGAGCAGATTCAGCGTTAACCCGGTGAACGTTACTGTCGCCCCGGTCCCGACGTCGGGTTGAACGGCCATTTCGAGATCCCCTTAAACGGGCGTCACGGTTTCCGTCAGCCAGAACAGTATATCGATCCGGATCCGATGCCGGCCCGATTTCGAGCCGTCGATCGGGGAGCTGAAATCGTGTCCGGTCGAATCGATCCGACACGCCCGGAGACGCGTCAGCGTCGCCGCCCCGATATCCGCCCGGTTCAGACCGTTAAACCGCTCGCGGATTTTCTCCCGGATCGCCCGACAATCCGAATACTTGACCGCCCACGCGTTGAGCTGAAACCGATATTCAGCGACCCCGGACCCGCCGTCGAGATGGACCGGATGACGGGAGCTCACTTCCTCGAACGTCAGATAACGCGGCGGCGGCGTCGCGGGGAGCTCGCCGACGGGGAACGTGACGACGTCAGCGAACGCGGAGATCCCGATCGTCGTCAGCTCTTGAAACAGCGATTCGTCGAACGCCGTCACCGTTTCCGCCCCTCGCGAGCTGCTCGCCGCTCGATCCCCTGGATCGTTTTCGTTTTCACGATCCCGAACGCCGTCGTCCGGTTCGCGTCGAGCGCCGGGCGGAGAAACGGTCGGGCCGGCTGATCGATCGTTCCGAGCTCGACGAGATGAGCGTAATTTTTCGGGATCCGAACCCGGCCCTGGGCGGCGTCGGGAGCGCTGAATTGGGGAGACGTCCGGGCTCCGACGGCTCCATAGATCACGCCCGACCGCTTATAGACTTTGACGAGCTTCCCGATCGACCGCTTCAGCAGACCCATATCGGTCGGGACGTTCCGTTTCGCCGCTTTGTTGATCGGCGTCAGCCCGGCGTTAACCGCCGGCTTGACGATCTGATTCGCTTTGTCGCCGAGCACGTCGAGCGCCCGAGCCAGCTCCCGGTCGCCGGAGATTTTCATTCGGACCGCGCTCACGCCGCCAGCTCCGACACGGCGACCGTTAACACGCCGGCCCGGAAATCCCGTTTCGGCTGTCCGACGACGTTCAGGATCCGGACGTCGGCTCCGAGCGACGGATCGTCCGCGTTATCGACGACGAACCGGACCGTCGAATCGATCCCGTTCTCGAACCGGATCGTGATCCGATGCGTCGCCGGCGAAGCGATCTGATCGGAATAGAAAATCTCGCGTTCCGTGAGCTGCTCCAGCTCCACCCATCGATAACCCTCGTCGAGCCAATTCGGGACGATCGATCCTTCCGTGTCGCGGAGATCCGGCCCGCGTCGCTGGAGCTTCAGCCGATGCCGGAGCCGTCCGGGTTCCATTTCAGAAAACCTCCGGGACGACGATATCCGCGAGCAGATCCGCGACGACGCGATTCTGATCGATCCGGATCTCCGTCTGTGCTGTCCGATGCTCGAACAGATCCGCGGCGAGCATTTGGACCGCGAGCCGGGCGTTCTCCGGGACGTCGTCCGCCGACGTTCCATATCCGGCGACGAACGTCACCGTGACGGCGTGACGTGTCCGGCGGATCGCCGGCCACGTCTGATCGAACGCGAGCAGAATCCGACCGGGGAGAGAATCGGTTTCGACGTCATAGATCGACGTTCCGAGCGCCGTCGAATTCCCGTCCGATTCGCGGAGATACGCGATCGTCGCGGAGACGAGCGGAGAAACCGGGATCAGGATCTCCGCCCTGGAGACGACGGAGATCGTGGGATTCCGGGGATCGACGACGTCGGGCCGGCGAGCCGGCGGGAACGCGTCGAGCTTCAGCGTGAACGTCGCGGAGACGAGCGAACGGTTCGTCCATGCCTCGACCGCGAGCCGGGCGGCGGCGATCGCCAGATCGACGTCGTCGTTCTCGTCCGACGTCTCGATCCGGAGCCATCGTTTCATTTGAGCCGTCGTCACGGGCTCGACGGTCGGCGCGACGGTTTGGACGAGCGACAGCGGCATAGATTAGAAATCCGGTTCCGCGAGCTCCGCGGTTTCGGACGGCTGATCGATCGCCGTTTTACGCGGACGGCCCCGCCCCCGTTTTACTGGGGGCGGATCGCCCGTCGGCTCGCCGGCGTTCGGCAGCTCGGCGGCTCCCGCGGCGATCAGCCGCTCCGCTTCGCCGTCCTCGATTTCGTAAACCTTGCCCGGCACACGATTGATCACCGGGCCGGCTTGCCCGCAAAGCATACGAACACGCATCGGATGAACCTCCAAATTGTCAACCGCGAACGGCTTCAGACCGCCGCGGTGATCAGATGCTTAACCGGATTCGTGCCGGCGTCGAGCAGATCGCCGTCCGCCCGTTGAAACGATACGAACCCTTCCTGATCCGCGTCCGCGAACCGCTCGACGAGCCGGCGGACACGGAGCCCGGCGACCATCCGAATCTTGTATTTCCGAAACTGCCCGAACAGGATCGGCTTAAGCGCCGCCGTCATTGCCGGCATATCCTGATTGATCGAGATCGGCCACCCGAGCAGACGGTCGGGCGTCCCGAGCTGAATCGACGGTTGCCACAGATACGCGGAATTTCCGTCTTTGAGCTTCCGGATCGCGGAGACGACCGTGTCGTTCATCATGAACCCGGCCCCCGGCGTCCGATACGCGGGATCCACCGTATGAATCAGATCGATCAGCTCGTCGCCCGTGACCGCGGTCGTCGCCGCCGCCGTGACGCCGAGCGTCGACGCCGTGACGATCCCGTTCGGCTTCGCCGTCCCGTCGCCCGTCGTGAAATGCGTATTCAGGATCCGGGCGATCCGCTCGCCGAGCATCGATCCGAGCACCGCGGCGATATCGAACGCGGAATCCTGGATCAGCTCGACGGAGACTTTGACGAGCTTCGATGAATACTTGAACGCCTGGAGCACGGTTTCCGCGAAAACGACGTCCTGTTCGTTCTGAGCCGTGTTCTCCGCGATCAGCTCGCCCGTGTTCCCCGTGTCGTCCGACTCGGGCCACGGGAGATCGTTCCCGGTCGCCGTCCGGATCACGTCGGAGACTTGCATCATCCCGCCGAACGCGAGCAGCGCCCGTTCGAGCGCGTTAACGAACCCTTCCGGGATCGTAAATCCACCTTCCGAATCCGTCCCGACGGACTGAGCTCGAAAATACTGCATTCGGAATTCCCGGAATTCCCGCGTTTCGAGCAGTTTCGTTTCGTAAAACGGAGCCTCCAGACGGAGCCCCGCCGCCCGAACGTCCTCCATGACGTCGTCCGGGATTTCGTACATTCCGAGCTGATGCGCGCACCATGCCGAAATCGCCCGGCTTTCGATCTCCGGATCGATCCGGTTCTGTCGCCGGCGTCGCCCGGACGTGTTCCCGTTCCGATCCCGGACGCCGCCGAACCCCGCGTCCGCGTCGTTCGAGCTGCCGGCCTGGACGCCGCGCGCGGCTCCGACGCCGACGTGATCGTCCCGGACCGCGTCGCCGTCGAGAACGGCGAGCCGGCCCGCGGCTTCGATCTTCGCGTTCGTCGCGTCATATTCCGAATTGACTTTGTCCCACCGTTCGCGTTCTTCGCTTGTGAAATCCCGGTTCTCGCCGTTCACCGTTTCGGCGAGCTGCCGGATCGCGGTCGCGAGCTCGACTTTTTTCTCGCGTAGTTTCTTCAACATTGGATCAGCTCCAGCGACACGGACGGACCGCGTCGGAAATTTCGTTTCCGGTTTCGTCGTCTGCTCGCGTTCCGGACTACGCGGAACGGTTCGAGCGCCCGGACGAGCTCGCGGACGGTTTCACGTCGGCGGCTCCCCGTCGGGATTCCGAAATCGAGCCGGCCCGGGCTCCGACGTCTGGAACCGGCTCGGGTGGGGGCTGTCGGGATCGGTGACGATCCGACGGTCCTATACGATTTTCGCCCGTCGAGCGTATTCGGTCAAGCGCTGCCGGAGCTGCCGGCCCGATCGGATCTCCGACCGGATCGCGTCGAGCTCCGCGGTCGTCGCGGAATACGCCGGGAACGTCACCGGCCCGACGTCGCCGACCCGCTCGATATCGACGAGCTCGACGACCTCGACCCCGCGTTTCTCGTCCTCGACGAAATTCCGGCCACCCTTGCCCACGTCGAACGAGAACGACGAGCCCGTGACGTTTCCGGCCCGGAGATCCGCGACCGTGTCCCGGACGGCTGTCGTGTCCGCCGGCGGCGTCAGCCGATAGCGGAGCCCGCGTCGATCCGTCGTCAGCGACAGCGACCCGTTCGACCGCCGCCCGAGAACCCGGTTCTTGTCGTGATTCGACAGCGCGACGACGTCCTGTTTCTCGCGGATCATTCGATCGAACGCTCCCGGCAGAATCCGCTCGATCAGATCGTCCCACAGCCGAAACTCCGTCGCCGGCGTCCCGTCGTAAAACACGGCGGCATATCCGGAGATCGCCGGCGGACCGCCGTCGGACCGAACCTCCAGCTCGACGGTCCCGGCATGGAACCGCCGGCCCCCGCGAGCGCTCGCCGTCTGGTTCACGTCTCCGTTCGAGACTTCCACGTTCCCCGTTATATCGCCCGGGTGACGCGGTCGCGGATTCGGCTCCGGCCCGGGGAACGTCGGGCCGTCGTCGTCGACGGAGCTGTCCGCCTGGACGGCGTCGCCCGGCTCCGCGGCGATCCCCGCGATCTCGAACGCCCCGCCCATCGATTGACAATGGGACGCCGCGGCGGCTTCGCTCCAGCGATTCGCCGGATATCGGAATTCGGAGATCGGAGCCCCCATTTCACCGGGGAGCCGGCCCGTCACGATCCCGACCGGGAGATCCTTTTCGACGTCCACGTCTACCCGCTTCAGTGAGCCGGGCTCGAAATCGGCATCCGGGCGAATTCGACAAGCGTGTTCATTTCCGAGCGGCATCGTCAATCCTCCAGATTCAGCAGCTCGCCGGCGAGCTCGTCCGGGAGCCGCTCCGCGAGCTGATCGATAACGGCTCCGAGCCCACGGGCGTCCATGCCGGCCACACGGGCGGCGAGCGACGCGACGAGCCGATCGACGGCCCGATCGACCGCGATCTCGCCACGCCCGCACACGGCGAGCACGGGCCGTAGAATCGACGCGATCCGGCCACGGGGAGCCGGACACGGCGTCCATTCGTTCGAGATCGGTTTCCCGGTCCGCTTCGTCGTCGCTTTGAGATTCGAGCCGGCGAACCGGACCGCCCGGCGGATCGCGTCCGCGAGCAGATCCAACTCCGGGAGCGTCCCGCCGCCCGGAATAGAACCCCGCTCCGCCGGACCCCCGGGGGTCCGCCCCCCCTCAGCTCGGGAGACGTCGCCTCCGGGCTCCGCGTCGTCGCCGTCCAGATCGCCGCCGGGCTCCGGCGGCGGCGGCGGCTCGTCCGCCTGGAGCGCCGGCGGCTCGTCTGGAGCGCCCGGTCCGACGAGCTGCAAGTTCATCGGGCGGAAAAACACGTCCCCGATCCCGTCCGGCTCCGGGTTCAGATTCTCCCGGTCCCGGATCTCGTCCGGGCTCATGATCCCGCTTTGTAGCGCGATCTGATAAGCGGCGAACCGGGCTTTAATGTCCGCCCGGATCAGCGCCGATCGGAGAAACTCGACGAGATGAGAATCCGCGGCTTGTTGCCGGGCCGTGAGCAGTTTCGCCCACGATTCCGCTTCGAACCCGACGAGCCACCCGTCGAGCGCGTCGTCTACATACGCTTGATTTTCCTGTTCGAGCGACGCGAACGATGTTTTCGTCGTGTCGCCGAGCTTGTGGGGCGGAACGCCGAGAAAATTCGCAATGTCCCGGACCGTCCATTCGAGCCCCACGATCAGCAGCGCGTCCTCGGGTGACATCGAAAACGGCTTCAGCTTCATTCCGTGATCGAGAATCGCGACCCGATGAGCACGGCTGACGCCCTGATGCATCTTGCCCCACGATTCAGCGATATTCGTTTTCGCTTTGGCCGACAGCCGGGCGTCGGTTTCGATCACGGACCGGGGGCTCGCGTCGTTCGAGAAAAACCGGGAGCCGAATTCACGGGCTCCGAGATGGAGCCCGACGGATTCGCGAGCTTTCCCGATCAGCCCGACGCCGCCCATTCCGTCCCACGGGAGCCCGCGGAGATGGAACACGTCGCCAGATTCGAGAACGATTTCCTCGTCGTCGAGCCGTGTCGAATAGAAAATCTCGCGACGTCCGCCGGCCCTGAAATATGACGTCTGCGCGGGATCCAGCAGAACGAGCGCGCCGGGTTTCCGCTGCCGGTCGCGATCGATGAACCCGTAACCGTTTCCCCACAGAATCGCGTGAGCCGTGATCGCATATTTGAAAACGAACGCCGTCTGTTCGTCGTTCGCCTGATGCCGGAGCAGCCGATAGGCCGGATGCCGCTTCGCTTTTTCCTTGCCGAGCTTGCCGGCGGGATTTCGCTTGTAGACGAACGTCGGGAGCTTCGCGACGTCGCGAGCGATCATCGTCACGCCCCGCCATATCGGCGACGCCGTCAGCGCCGTATCGACGCCGACGCGGATCCCCGCCGCCGAGCTGCCGCCGCCCATCGAATCGATGAGCCAATTCGCGGGATCAGATAGCGGCGTCGCGGGATTCTCGAACGAGCGGCGGAGCAGGGTTTTCAGAGCGCCGACGATATTCATAGATTCCCCGATCGATCATATTATCGTGAGCCCGTGTCCGTCGTATCCGCCGGCGTCGTCCGTCGGCTGAGCGATCGCCCGCCCGATCCCCATAATCAGCGCGACGACCGGATCGATCCGCTCCGTCGATTTCTTTTTCGACGGGCGGACGTTCTCGTTGGAATCCCGCTCGATCGCGAGATTCGACGCCGCCCACCTCAGAACCGGGTTCGCCCCGTGACGGAGCGACGTCGCGGCGTACAACGCGAACAGCTTCCGCGTCGGCTCGTTCATATCCCGGAAACTTTGATGGAACGGGACCACCTCGAACCCGTCCGCGTCGAGATTGTTCTGGAGCTCCTGAGAATTCCACGGATCGACGCCGATCTCGACGAGCTGGAAACCCCGGTCCCGGAGCTCGCCGATATCCCGGCGGATCACGCCGAAATCCGTCACGTTCCCGTCCGTCAGTTTCACGAACCCCTGCCGAGCCCACGTCAGATAGGGAACCTTGTCCCGGTTCTCCCGCTCGACCGCGTTCTCCCGCGGGATCCAGACGCGGAGCTCGATCGACCACGTCGCCGGATCGAGAATCGCGAGCGCGGACAGATCCGTATTCGACGACAGATCCAGACCGGCGAACAGATCGCGACCGTCGGACAGATCGTCCGGGTCCGCCCGGCTTTCGTCCCACAGCGACATAGAGATAATCCGTTCCGCCTGTTCGGTTCGCTGGTTCAGATGCGCCCGGCGGAACGTGTTCTCGTATTCGGGCTGATTGATCGCCCGCCGGCATTGTTCGTCGAGATAGTCCAGCCGGATCGACTTTCCGAGATTCGGGTTCGCGATCGCCCACGTCTCCGGATCTTTCCAATCGAGATCGCGAGACGCTTCCCATATCGCCGGCAGCAGATTCGGATCCCACCCTGGAGAATCCGGGCCGGTCGCGTCGCGAGCCCGGACCGCGGCGTCCCAAATTTCATTACAGATCGAGACGCGTTGAAAATCCGACGTCGTGATGATCCAGATTTGCGGCGACCGTCGAGCTCCGACCGCCGTCATTAGCACGTCGAGCAGCTCGCGCGACTTGTGCGCGTGCAACTCGTCCACGACGACGAGCTGTGGGTTCAGCCCGTGTTTCGTTCCCGATTCGCTGGAGAGCGCTTTGTAAACCGCCCGACCGTCGTCGAACGAAATCGAGTTGTGGAACGTCCGGCTCCGGGCGGCGAGCCCGAGATCCTGATCGATCTGTTTCGTCGCGATCGAATAGATGATCCGAGCCTGATCGCGATCCGCCGCCGCGGAATAGAGCTCCGCCCCCGGCTCGTCGTCCTCGAATCCGAATAGATTCACGATCGCGGCGGCGACGGTCGTTTTCCCGTTCTTCCGGGGGACCGCGAAAAACACGCGGGAGAACCGGCGGATCCGCTCGTCGTCGGACCGGACCCACCCGATCGCGTTCCCGACGATCGCCTGTTCCCACGGCTCCAGAATCAGCGGATCCGGGTTCCGGGCGAGCTCCCCTTTCGTGTGTGTTAGATGAGCCTGGATCCAGTCGATCGCCCGGTTCGCTCGCAGCTCGTCGAACCGATACCCGGCGGAGCCGACCGCGGGATCGAACCCTGGAATGAGCCCGATCACGGACGCGGCGTCCGCCGGCGGAGCCGCCGGGCGTGTTCGCTTCCGTGCACGGTCGAACGCCCGGACCCGTTTCTCGGATTTCCGCCGGGCGGCGAGCCGCCACGAATCCGACGCCAGCAGATCGGCGTCGGACTTCCGATCCGCCGGCGGATCGAGAATCGAATCGATCAGATTCCGTTTCGGGCGTCCCACGGGGGAAAATTCTCCGGGATGTTTCTTGTCGGCG